TCACTACTAACATTACCAACTTTTGCCGTTAATGAATCAATCGATTTGCTCGTGGCTAAATTTTGTTCCGCAGTTGTTTGTCTTAATTCAGATAAATCGCTACTGACGTTACCATACTTTGAATGTAATTCTTTTAGTGCTATCGATGTAGCTTCTTTTTCAGATAATAAAACAGCATTAGTTTCTTTAATTTCAGCTGATAACTTACTGTTTTCAATTCTCCTTTGTTTAGTCTCAATATCATTAGCTAATGCATTTTCAATAATAGCTTTGGCATTATCTATCGAGTTGTTAACAACATTATCAATAGAATCAACTAATGAATTCCAAGCATCGGTTTCCTTAATCTCATTAAAAATATGATCGGTTAAATCATTAGTATTAGTGCTTGATATGCCTCTAACCCAATCTGTCCAATCGCTTGTGTTACCAATTTTATCAACTAATCTAGCTCGATAAAAAAAGACTTGTCCTATCGAAAGTCCCGTTTGAGAATGACTATAACTTGGATAAGGAACATTGCTAAGAAGTAATGCATTTTCTTCATTTTCATTAGTTGAGTATTGGATTTCCGTATGACTCGTGTCGCCACTCCCCATTGGAAATGACCAATTTAAATCAACCCCGAATATCACATCATCTGAAGCAGTAAAGTTTATCGGCTTATCAGGTTTCCCAACTTTTCCTCTAATTGCTGTAGCTTCTGAGTAAGCCCACGGTGAAGATGTTTCAACTGCATTGACCGCGCGCACACGAACATCGTAAACACCGGAATAAATGCCATTAACAGTAAAACTTGTACCATTAGTTTGTCCGATATTTATCCATGTACACTTATCTTTGCGCCATTGCGCAATGTAATTTATAGCACCATCTACTTTATCCCAATTGACTTCTATAGAGGCTACAGATAAGCCTTGTGACACATAGCTACTTTCAGAAATAACGATATTTTTAGGCGCAGATATAGTACTTGACGGTGTTACAGTTACTGGTTTAGATTCTAATCTTACACCATTGTCAATATATTTAAACTTTTCCGGATCATGTTGAACAGCAGTAATAGTAAATTGTTGATTCTCTTTAGCTGATATGGATGTTACTCTATAATACTGAATAGCAACATTATCACTATCAATACACCAAACTGCGCCAGCAACAGGGGGAACTTTATAATTGGCTGTTACAGTAATTGTTCTTTTATCTTTACTAATTGATTTTATAGTTCGGCTTTGTGCTGTTCCATCAGGTAAATTAATTACCAATCTATCGCCAACATCATAGTCAACAGGTCTATCTAATGTAATTTTTCTACCATTAACCTCATGAATACGTCCTCCATTTTCCTTTCCAGAACGTGATGGATCGGCAATACCGATTATGCGGGCAGGTAAAGGAATATAACCATCAAGACCTACAGAAAATGTTACAACGCCATCTTTTACATTAGAGAGTAATGCCCAGCGGCCTCGTCGCTGCGCCTCGCTTTGTGATGTACAACCAATAGCTGTTAGTTTCATTACATTTACATCATAGCGACGCATTAGGTCATTGTCCCAGACTGTTTCAACATCATCACAGTAATGATCGTCAGGATTTGAATAAGCGACCAGACAAGAGGTATAACGATTTTTATAAGAGCCACCTGCATAAACAATATCACCAATAACATTAGAAGGGTGATAAATAAAATCAGGCTCATCTTGTGGCATATCTGACGTTAAATAGATTTGGTCATTACCCCAAAAAGTTATACCTCTAAATGAGGCAACCAAATCTTTTAATACTGCGTAAGCGTCGCGTTGACTTTGTATATACTCATTGCAAGTAAAACGAGGTTCTTTACCGCCTTTCCCATCAGAAACCATCTGATCGCAATATTGTCCAAGTTGATAGATAGCCCATTTATCAATCATAGAAGACTCAATTCTTGTTCCCATTCCAGCTATCTCATCACGCATTAAATAATGGGCTATCCAGGCAGGATTATTTGTGTAAGCCATCTTGAATGTACCATTCCATTCTCCAAAATATGTTCTTGATACAGGGTCATAATTGTCTGGAACTTGAACAACCTTACCTTTTAATTTACATGTTACTAATGGAACAGAGCCATTAAATTCTGACGCATCTAGCTCTACATATAACAATGCAGTGTTAGGATAACGTAATTTGTTATCAATCACTTCTGCATATGAAGAAACACCAAATGCATTCACTAGTTTACTTGATTTTGAATCTGGAGTTATTCGCCTAACACGAATAGTCCACCCTTGAATGGCATTAGGAAGATCTATACGGTGATCTCGTTGATATGCTGATGTGGTTTTACCATCGAATTTACCATTTAATACAGTTTCAAAAGCACTACCATCAACAGATAAATCAATAGTATAATGTGTTGTCGTTCCTACCATATCGCCATTATCTCTATAACTAACATGAGATGGTAAACTAAGTTTAATTCTTACTGCATCCAACTCTAAATTGGAAAATGAACGTACCCATGGCATATCAGTTTTAACAGCAAAATTTGCTTTTAATTCATTGCTGACCTCAGGCATACCTTGAATATAATCTTGCGTTTGACTGCCATTGCGAAATTCCCAATGAACACCTTTAAAATTATACGTTCCGTCTGGATTAGCTAACGGTGTTTTATCGATAAATATGTTTTGTGCCGTTAAACTACCTTCAATTTCGCCTTCACTTAGTGCTATAAGCATTTTAAGTTTAGCGGTTGAAAGCAAGTTGTCAGGTTGCTCGTAAGGATTGTGCGGTTTTTTACTTCCACCTTTTTGACCTTCAATAATTTGCGTTTCCATGATTCACCTATTGCTGATCTTCTGTATAAATACCGGCATTAATAAATGCACCACCGATTTCACGTTCACCAAATAATATCGGTATAGGATGTCCTACCGCATCCGTATTAACCGGTGAACCAAAGGCATAATTAGGTTTATTTTCAGCACTGGAAGAAGTACCTGCATTAAATTTAGGCTGAGGAGTTAGCATTTGAACAATACCTCCGAGAGCCATACTGATGCCGACACTAGCCAAAATGGACGAGGCTTCAATTGTTGCACCTAAAAGTGTTAACGACGCACCACCTGTAAAAAATGAAGCAACAATTGCTACCACGCCGATTACAACTTGAAGAAACCCTCCCCTTTTAGCACCTTGAGATACCGGCATAATCATGTAATTTCTACCAGTTGCATTGATATCAAATTCGTCAATACCGATATTTTTACCATCTACAAAAAAAGCAAACTTGATCCCTTTTAAGTGAGCGCTTGACATATATTTTTCGAAACCTTTTTTGGTTGCACATAAAGCTCTCAATAACTCTTTGATGTTTTTTACGTCATATTGATGGTTTTTACCAAATTGTTTAGCCATTGCGCCTTTAAAGGTTAAATTACTTAGCATCGAATAACTCCTTATGTCGTACAATGCGAACTGTTCTATCTCTATAATATTTTCCGTAAGGGGTGCGTGAGGATAATTGACCAAATGCATGATGAAGAAGGCGATTATCACCGATATAAATTGCGGCATGATTGGTTACGTTTGCATTCAAACGCATCATAATAATATCGCCCAGCTTGATATCGCTTAATTCAACCTCAATAAATCCCTCTGTTTGCCAATGATCTTCATAGATATTTTCTTTACCGTTTTCCCACCACTCACGGGGAACAGAATAATTCTTAAGCGTTATGTTATATTCACGCTGATAGTAATCTAAAATCAGCGACCAACAATCAGCATACCCAAGTAACCATTGTCGGCCGGTATAATCTCGATCACATCGAGGAGAAATTGTGCAGAAATCACCTTCAGGAAAAGAAACAATCCCCCACTCAATTCCCGAATAATCACATTGAATACGGTCAAACTCAGATGGCACTAACATCGGTGAATCAGGGTGGGAATGGATAATCATAATAATTTCACCTTGTTCTTCAGCTTTCAACTGTTCATCAGGGGAAATTTGAAAATGTTCTTTAGGATTATCTGATATATTTTTACAAGGAATAAATTTTTGTGTTTTACCTGTATCAACAATCAACCCACAGGCTTCATTTGGATACTCTTTTTCAGCATGTTTAATAATTGCATTAAATAATCTCTGTCGCATATTACTTACCTTGAAGATTGGCTGCAGGAAAACCACCAAATGGAAGAGGATTATTACCATGCCTTGCTTTGCAATCTTTTAATAAACCACCACATTCATCTTTTGCGGGATCATCTGTCGGTATTCCATCTTTAGTAAAATATTTATCACCAGTATAATCACAACCATTACCACTTCGATACCAACCACGCATACACCAAGTACAAACTGTAGTTATCTGACGGGTAGGAAGTTGTAAATTTTGTATATCAAATGGAGAGCAAAGTTCAAATTTGATTACTTCTTTAGTTTCTTCTTTCTTTTTATTAATAAAGAAAAGCTGAACTCGTTCTTGAAGAGGATCAGCATGAGGGTTGCCATCAAGCCAATTGCAATCATCAAGATACTTAGCCATTGTTGTGTGAATTTTAACTTTAGCTTGTACTAAATCTTCATAATCAAGACAAAGTTTGGTCACTTTGCCATCAATATTACCTATGGATAATTCTGGCGTTGGTTGAGATCCAGTACTACTTAACTCAATACCACTCAATTCGTACGGAAAAGGAAAATATTCGTGACCTTGCCAATGAATAGATGGCATATTTTCATAAATAAAAGATGCCCAACCTTCCAATGGTATGTTATGAGCATGAAATCTTAAAACTTCATTAAGTCCAAATTTAGAACCATCAACTTCTATGAGTTGTATTAGTTGATTTCCTTCAAGAGTTTGTAAATCTTGAGTTATAGACATTTATTTTCTCCAGGTATAAAAAAACCGCTGAATAGCGGTTTATTGCGAATAACTTCTATTTTCTCTTAAAAGTTAAAATTTTTTTAAAACTTATTAACTCAGATATAAATAAATCATGGTTAATTTTTTTATTAAGACACTATATTCATCAAAAATAAGCTTGAAAGTTAGCAATATATTATTTTACATTAACATACTTACGGTCGAAGAAAATGATTGCACAAACTGAAAGGATAGTGAGATAACATTTTTACTAAGAAATTCCGATGTGATCGAGTTATTTACAACTCGGTAAAATTTTTCTTCGCCATACGGATTAGTCCACAAAAAAGATTCAATAATGTGCGAATTTAGAAATGCCCTAACTTTCGCTACTTCTTCAAGATTTCCAGTGTAGGTTAGTTCCCATGACTCACTATTATTATTAATTCCATTAGCGAATAATTGCTTATAGCCATCGCCAAAACTAATTTCATTAATATTTGACGAATCTGAGCCCTTAGGATGACCCATTGTTCGCCATTCGAATTTATCAATTTCCATTATTTATCACCTATTTAACAAAATGTACAAATCACCGCCAGGTGATGTGGATCTTTGTAAAGCTTCGCCTATATTTTTTTGAATAATTGGCTTAATCTGAGCTTCAAGTGCATTCTGATTAATATTGCCAGCTTGCGGTTGTGAAGAATTATTGGACTGCATATTAATTGCAACGCTTGTATTTACATTAACTGAATTTGATGGGCTACTTGACTTGCCAACAAAAGCAACTGGCAAAGCGTGGCCAACATTAACATATCCACCTTCAACATATCCGTGTTGTGCTTCTCTCATTAGTGCATATAAATTTGCTACACCAATGCGTTTAGTCGATTCTTTAGTGAACACAAATTCACCTTTATGTACAATACCAGCAGGGGTATATTTATTACCATTACCAGTATAACCACCTGGTTCATTGTTATAACCAACACCACCACCTTTAGCGTAACCATGAATTAGCCCACCGCTATAGGCTTGTTGTAGCCCACCAGTAGCAGCACCTGCACCGCCTCCGGCACCACCACCCAGCCACCCCATCGCAGATTGAATTGCTTTAGCTAATAATAATTTATTAATAATTTCAATAATATTTGTTAAAATTGATTTAGTTAATGATTTAAAGTCCGTTTTACCAGTAGTCACTAATTCAGTTAATGAACGACTAACCGATCCCATAGCATTGCTGGCGATGTCACGAAATCCATTAAATACATTTAAACCATTCTCAGCAAATTCATTTATACCTAATTTTAAGCCAGCAAACCAATCACCTTCATGCTGATCTTCCAATTGCCAACTTTGTTCAAGTGCCTGCTTAGCTTCAGTATATTTTTCAGTAATTTTTGCTACTTCAGTTGGATCTTTGATTTTTTCTAGATCACCTTCTTCTTTTTTATCTAATTGGATAAGTTCATTTGCTCTGTTTGACTGTTTTGAAGTCATCCCGAAAGTAGCTTGTTTTATTTCCGATTGAGAAACTATATTTGCCGTATATTCGCGTATCTGTTGCAGAGCCTTGATAGACGCTTGATATTGTTCTATCTCTTCGCTAAGAGCAGCATTTTTTTCTTGTTGAGCTAACAATGCTTCTTTATGCCCTAAAATATACTTCTCTTGTGCGGTAAGTTTACTTTTATCACTTTGGTTTTCTAAAGTTTCGATTTGAGCTTGTAGTTCAAAGTATTTTTGACGCTCAGATGTCATTGTGTTAAGCGTTGAAGATTGTTCTCGTAAAGTATTAAGTTGATTTATCAAGCTTATTTCTTGTTGTTGCGAAGTTTGAAGAATATTGGTTGTAGATGATGATCTACCTTCTTTGAGGTGTCGAGCATATATTGCATTTGCGGTATCATTAATTTTCTGTTTTGAGGCATAATACGGGCTATTCTCGTCATACATTTTATTATTTTCTATTGCTGCCTCTTTCATCTCAGCAATTTCCATGTCCGCTCTTTGTCGAGGTGTCATTGTCATTTGAGAGTATTTATAAAACGGGCTCTTTTTGGGGTCGATTTTTTCCTCTAAATCTTTTGATTCACTTAAGCGCTTAATCTCGCCTGCAGCTCCATTTGCTTTATTTGCTATTTCTTTCAGTTTACGGATAAGTGTATCTAGACCGTCTGAAGGGTTATTTGTATTATTGTACAACGTGCTTAATTCGTTAATAAGTCTATTGATTTTTTCTGCCGCTTTTATTGAATCTGTTTCAGATTGTATATCAGCCATCAGCTCAAGAATACTTTGAGCTTGCTCTTTTGTTGTACCAAAATATTCAGCATAATTTTCTATTTTTCCTTGAATACCGCTGACAAAGTTTGCCGTAGCCAAATCATTGGAGGATAACATTGCATTTAAATCTTGCCCACTTGACTTAATTTTATCAATCTGCTTTAGTACTGATCCCAAGCTAGATTGTGTATTAGTACCTTCACTAGTGAGCGCTTCACGTCCAATCTCTTCGATATTTTTAAATCCATCCTGCAACTCTTTTTTCGCACTTGATACCACCGTTTTTAAATCTTTTTCACTTGACTTGAGTTCTGCTTTAGCGAGTTCACGATTGTTTTTCAACAATTTCATCATTTCGTCAGACAGAAAAAATTCTCCGGTCTGCTTATCTTGTGACATAACAGTATTCAAGTGCTCTTGAGCTGCCGCTAATTGCTCTGTCGCGCTTTCCGTTTCAAATAATTTTGATATCATATTACCAAACAGACCAATCACAGCAGAAATACCAATATTGAGAGGATTTAATGAGGTTAATAGTGTGCTAAATGTATTTCCTACTCCATTTTGCATAACCATAGACATTAAAGATGTCTGAAATCCTGAAAAATCACCTTTCATTATTTGTAGATACATTGAAGCTGTTTGTGTGGTAGCAGTTCTTGTTGCATCTTCGAAAGATTTAGTTGCTGTTGATGCTCTAGTTACTTTTTTAAAATATACGTCTGCTGAATATCCCGCCCCTAATTGTGCTGATTGATATTTTAGCATTTGTTCTTTAGACAAATCCTGAGCTGCTGCTTGGGCTTTTAGTTGGTTGGAATAACTAATTTTAACATTACTAGCATTTTGTTCGGCACTTGCTACTTCTTTATGTTTAAGCGCTACATCAACCAATAATTGTTTATAATTGTTAATATCAAGATTTCCCGACTTATATGATGCTCCTAATTGTGCGGTTATTTTTTCCAACTCTTTTGAAGATGCACTTGAGTTTTTTAAACTGTCAATTTGTTGTCTAAAGCTTGTATAGAGTTTGTCTCCGGAATCAGCTAATTGTTTTCGTGAAAGTGCAAGTTTTCTCGCTTCATCTGCTGCTTGTCGGGTTGCTTTGGCACTTTTAATCGCATTTTGATAAACCCGTTCAAAGTCCCTCAGTTCTTCAGCTGTAACAGTTGATGCTCGTTTTTTTGCCGCTGTTAGATCATCTGTCGCTGCGGCTGCATTTCTCGCTTTTTTGCTGAATTCATCTAATTTTCTATTCGCTTCTTCAACACTTTGAGTATTAATTTTTAGTGTTAATGATTTAATTTCTTCTGCCATTTTTTCTCCAGATAATAAAAAACCCACTAACAGTGGGTTATTATGATTTGTTCATTATTTTAGCTTTAAGTTATTCTTTAATTTATTGGCAAACCAATCGTTGATATTTTAGTATTATCATTTAAATTCATCCGTTATGACCTTTATTTTTATTAATCAGCAGAGATTTATCTGATAAATGTTAAGATTTTATGAGTAAAAGGTATTAATACTAAAATACAAACTATCAAAATGCGCTTATTCTTTGTTTAGAGTATGTTGTGTGATTTTTCAAATGAACATGTTTTTTGATATAAGGCTTTCGAGAATCAAATATCTTCACTCTAAGAGCTTATTTATCATCTAGCTCTTTAATGTAGTTCATTTAATAATAAAAATAGAATTGTTATTCATTAATTCTTTTTACCTATGTTTATATTAAAAACACCACTTCGATTCCAATCATTAAAGTACTTTTTGCAGATAATAATTTTTCTTTTTCTGCTCTTTCTCTAATAATTCAATAAATTTAATTTAAATATAAAAATATAAATTAGAGTTTTACATAGAAAATAATTTAGCTAGTTTGTTTCAAATTTTAATCTGGATGATTGTCAATAAATTGAACAAAAATTTTGAGAAACGTTTTTCAACATTGCGTATGCATTAATAATGCTTTAAATAATAACTATATTGACCAAAATATTTATAGTATCTAAATTTCAAATCTATATTCATGATACTTAAATAGTTGATTGAATGAATTTATATAGTCTAGTATTAAATAGAAACAAGCTGAAATTGGCATAAAATCAATTAATACTATAATTGAATTTTTACTATTTGAATCAGCAAATTCTGAAAAATTAAACATAATAATCACTAAACATTTATTACTTGATTTGAATGAGAATTTCAATATGTTTGTTTATTTTCAATAGTTTAGGTGCGTAATGCACCTTCTACTATTTTTATAGATTATTTTTTATTTCGATTTGTGCATTATTTTTAACGCCTCGCTTTCCATTATTTGAATATCGTTAAAAATAGTTTCGCTTTCTGCAATATTATTAATCTTCATAACCCATGGCATACAGTTGTAATCAAGACCTAATATTCCACTCATGCTCGTTCGCCACTGAGTAGACATGGCTTTAAATAACTTGAAAGCATCCAAATTATCTTGCCATATTTCTACATATTCTTCATCGTAATCCGATTCAGTTAGCCCAAAAGCCGCCAACTCGTGTTTTGACGGCTCAGGGGTATATAGTGCAGTAACGAGCGCTATTAGTTTTTTTCTCGAACGCCAAAAAATTCGCTAGAATAAGTTTTAATAATTGCTGCCCCTGATGCTGGATAATTTTGAAGAAGTATATCCAAATTTTCCTCATTAAACTCTTCTTCTAAACTCCAACCACAAGCTATTTTCAACAGAAAATCAATTACTGGCTTGCCTTCAAGTTCTTTTTCAATATCGGTTAGTTCTTTAAGAACATGGTGTTTGAATGTAAATTCAATTTTGCCATCTTCCAATCCTGCACGCGGAATTAAAACTTCACATTTAAAGGTTGGTTCAGCTACCAATTTAAATTTGGCCATTAATATTATCCTTATTTATTTTTGTAAAAAGTGATTGCTGGTGATTCAACGGTCATACTGATTTTTACTGTTTCAATCTCATTAATTGTAGAGGTTGGTGTAGGATCAAATGAAATACGTACAGCGTCATAACGTGTTTCTTTTGCTTTAGGCACATACATTTTCATAGCGACAACATCATTAGTACGATCTAATTCCTCTAATAATGCATAAATAGGCAGAGAACTGTCATGAGCAATGGTAAAACTTTTGCTTTTAGCTGATTTGATGGTCGGTAGTTGTCGTTCTGCATCGTCATCTAAAAACTGAATTTGAGTAAATTGTTGTTCACCGCCTTCAGTTGCAACTTCTTTGACTTGTGGTAATCGCTCCCATGCAGTAATTTTGGTTAAAGTGCCCTTACCTTCTCCCTCTGGAAATGATTTTGTATCAGTTGTATTAATATTGCCAAGCGTAACATCCATATTGTTAACTTTAACTACTTTCGCAACTGCGTTGTTAATTTTTGACCATCCTGAGGTGATAATAACTTCATCACCAGCCACAAGACCATGATCAGTTTTTAATGTAACAACAGCGTCTTTAGCGTTTGAGATAATCTCAAACGCTAATTCTGTGTCTTTTGATTTTTGTACGTAAACACTTGAACCGTTAGGTAATGCAAATCCCATAATTATTTCTCCTAATTAAATTAATATGTCAGCACGGTAATTCATGCTAATTGGTATTGTATAAGTGCTTTTTTCCTTAACTGCTGGATAAGCACTTGGTATTGAATTGATGTAAAGTGAAAAGTGATCTTGTTTTAATTCAAGATCTAAAGGAAAGTGTTCGATAATCGCATCAACAATTGTATGAACACTTTCTATACCGGTATTGATCGGCGTAACAACGCTAACCTGAAAAACACCTTTATAAGTTCTTAATTTGCCTTCTAAATCAAAATTAGTTGTGATGCTAGGCAAAATATTGCAGATAAGGTAGATTTCATTTTCAGGTTTAACTTCAATGTTCTCGTAAACAACTTGCAAATTTTCTTGAGTAGCAAAGGTTTGCAGATGTTCTTCGAGTAAGTGGGCTATTTTTGATATCATGTTTTAATCTCCATTGTGGCTTTATAAAAATTAACTTGAGCATTTAGAGTTCAATCTTCGTCATGCCTTTTACATATCGGCTATTTGAATTGAGGCATTGTCAATCTTTATCAAGTTGCAGTTGATATTAGTAATTCATGGCAAATCGATTATTTAGCAAAGAAAAAGAATAACGTCTAACATCGAAATGGTGATCGAATTACACTTTTTACATGATATTTCACTCCATAATTGGTAAGCAGTTTTGAAACCGTATTAAATAAACGATCGTAAAAAGTCATCATTAAGTTTCTCTCTGCAATGCTATAGAAAAGTATTCACATATGGCCCCCTTAATGTTGTTTTAATGGTTGTATAAGATCTGAAACCTGTTTTATTTACAGCATAAATTATCGATAATATTCAAAACATTGATGTTTATTAGACTAGTTCTATTAATGAACTTGAATTCAAATAAGCTGGAAAAGTGTTAATAGAATCTATTTTATATAACCCTTTAACACTTATTTCTAAATATTCCTAAATCAGAATCGTCATTATGAATGACCTAAATTGTAAAATTGATTACAGTGTGTTCTTGTAGCGATTTAAGTTAAATTTTTTTAATTTTAAGCACAAAAAAACCGCAATTAAGCGGTTATGTGAATTTTATATAAAAACCTTTAAATTTTAGATTACTAGATAATCGAAAATTACTATTTATTTATTAATCTAATAGATCTTTTATCTTGATTGCATCTTTCAATAACATTCAAGAGATGTTCGTTATATTTCACACTGTCACCGAATGTCATTTTTCCAGGCGGTAGTTTGGGCAAGCAATCACTGAGTAGATTTGCTGGGATTGGCTGACTCACGTAAACTTTTCGCTCTGTTGTACAGGCTACCAGAGATAGACATAGGCACGAACTGATTAGCGCAATCATTATCTTTGAGTTGTTCATTGATCTGCTCCTGACGTGAAATAGATTGATTTTCTAGCTCACGTTTTGATTGTTCGTTAGCGGCAATAATCTGATTATTTCTCTCGATAGTTTGCTGTAATTGTTGCATCTGTGAAGATAATTCAGTCATTTTCTGTTTTGCAGTTTGTTCATCTTCAAAACATTGATAAGCAAAATAAATGCTAAATATGACGATAATCAATAATGCTATCGGAGATAGCTTATAAATTTGTTTTAATTTATCCATTAGACTATCCCATTTACGTAAACCGTTTTACCGCTATTTTTGATTGCTGTTAAAACAATTTGTCGATTATAGTTTGGGCTAAAACCGATATGCACCCATTGGTTATGTTCCTGGATTAACTTATCAAACTGAACACCGGTATCAATTAAACGCTGGCAAATTTCTTTAGGTGTGCCATAAGCACAATGGAAATCAACAGCCAAGCCTTTGGTATGAGCGCTAGTTGATACGCCACCCACCCGGGCATTTAATAACGGGCAACGATAACCAGAAGTAATCATTATTGGAAAACCTAACACTTTTCTAACTAACTCTAATTTGTTAGCTGTCAGTTGAATATTTGCCATTAACTCATCTGGCACTCGATTATCTATTCTTAATCTGCTTGCAATGTTTGAATGGGTAAATTCTTCAAGTGTAAAATGTTCTGTTAGTTTCATTGTTCTCCAGCACTCCTTTTCATTCGTTCGGCAATGACTTTGATCATCTCTGCACCCAACCACCCCGCAGAGCCTGCCATACATCCTGTGAATTCAGCACTAAACTGTAGTGCTATTGATAATAAAATAGTCAGTGCGCCGGCAAACATAGAAACAATTAATTGGCATATAGCTATCTTTATCCCTACTGCTTTACCGTTAATGATATCAAATGCAGTTTTCGCAATAGAGCCTAGAGCAGCCATACCTAATGTCATTAGCCAATATAGCCAATTCGTAGGATCATTGTTTTGCATATGTTTAATCTTCATAGAAAGCCTCCATTTTGAGGCAATTAATTGAAATGACAGCGTAAAAGTAATCTTTTGTTGTAATTGTGATTAACTTTGTTGTCGATACTGTGAAACCGCAGAATTGAGGATTTGATAAAAAAGCAATTAAACGGCTGATTTATTGAAAAGGTTCATCAAAAATTATCTTTTCAGATAGTTTATAAAGTAATAAATTACATTTTAAAG